GTATCATACGGAAAATTAATAGGTAAAGTAGAATCTTTAGAACATAAAGTAGAAAGCCTTGAAAAAGACATAAAAGAGCTATTAGAGCTTGCCAACAAATCTAAAGGTGGCTTATGGACTGGTATGATGATCGCATCATCTATCGGTGGTTTTATAGGTTACTTTATGCACTTATTTTCTGGAAAGTAAAATGAAACTATTAGCCTATATTACGGTATTAGCTGTTTTATGGGTATTATTATTAGAATATCCTTATGCTCAAGAAACAATTAAACAAATGAGCATGAAAACAGAATCAGGCGAAATAGTATTTACTACAGAAGAATGTACATTTAAGAAAATGGGATTACAAGGCTACGAATATGCAGCTTATGCTACTGAAACAGGCCATGCTAATCACGAAGGATGCTGGAAGTCTGATAGTTACGAGGGAAAGCATGCAGTATTTATATACTTTCCAGAAATTAACCAAACAGCAGTATTTGATGCCAAACTATTTCAACCGAAAGCAAGTGTTTAATGTGGATAACCGAAGATACTATCGCAGCTTTATATACCGCATTTATACAAATAGAACCCTTTGCATCTTTTCCATTTCCTTCTGCAAAACGTGTAGAATTTGTGGTTTGTAATGATCCTGAAATATACGGAGAATACGAACCTGAGCCACATAAAATAACAATATCTAAAGGCAAATGTTCTCACCTTAATACTGTCATTATTACCCTTTTACATGAAATGATACATCAGATGATGTATATGAAATATCCCAAATCAGAAATATACACTTCTCATAAAGGCGAATTTAAACGCATTAAAATTAAAGTCGCTAAACAATTTGGATTTGATCCCCTTGAATTATAAATTATTACTTTTATTATTATGCTTACAAACAGGCATAACTGCTGAACTTCCTAATCATAATTTAACACTAGGACAAGCACGCATAGTCACACTTAAAGACTTATGCACCACAAGCACTAGCCTTGTTCGTAATGTTCCAAAATCCACCAAAAGTCAGGTCTTTGCCAATTACAAAATGAAAGGCAATGATCGTTCTATATGTAGTGAAGGTTATGAGATAGATCATCTTATATCATTAGAACTTGGTGGCTCTAATGACATTAAAAATTTATGGCCACAATCATATTGTGGTGACAACAATGCACATAAAAAAGACAAATTAGAAAACGAATTACATAGGCAAATATGCACAGGAAAAATAACTATGGAAAATGCTCAAAATTGTATTTTATCTGATTGGGAAATGTGTTACATAAAGGTATATAACAAATGAAAATACTAGACAAACTTAAAGAGTTTTTTGCTAAAGGCCCTACAAAGCCTAAACCTAAACAAGATGAACCTAAATTACATCATCACAATCATGGGAGTTCAACAACATAATGGGCAGCTTACTAACATTATTATTACCTTCACTTATGCCAGCATTTTCAGATGGCTTTCGTGGTCTTATTGCTAAAATTACAGGCGGAGCTGGTGGACAGCCACAAAACGTAACAGAACGCATACAGCTTATGGAAGCAGAAGCGTCTAAAATACAAGCATTAGCATCTTTAGATAGTGTATCTACCGGCAATCCTTCACAATGGATTGTAGACCTTAGAGCTTGTTATAGATACGTTATCATATCAGCTATTATCTTATTTACAGGCGTAGTGGTATTTGTGCCTGATATTGTAGGCGCATCAGTAGTAGCAGTATTTCTTGATATGACCGGTGCTTGCATGAGTTTTATTATTGGTGAACGCTGTTATCTTAATCTTAAAAAATGAACATATCGCAAACTGGTATAGATTTAATTAAAAAGTTTGAAGGTTATAGAACAAAACCTTATAGAGATGTAGCAGGGTTATGGACTATAGGTTACGGACATCTTATAGGTAACGGTAAAACTTTACCTGACCAATACAACAGAGAGTTTACAGAAGGGGAAATAGATGAGCTTCTTAGACAAGACCTTGCCAAATTTGAGCAAGGTGTTACTTTGCAATTTCCTATGCTTCTTAGACAATGTGAGTTTGATTCTCTATGTAGCTTTAGCTTTAATCTTGGCTTGGGTACTCTTAAAAAAAGTTCCTTAAGGAAAGACATACTAGCAAACAATAAAGAACAAGCTGCTAAAGACTTTCTCAAATATATCTATGCCGGCGGTAAACCTGTAGATGGATTAAAAAGAAGAAGATTAGCCGAACAAAAATTATTTCTTAGTGTATAATGATTTAGCATTTCACTAAGGAGAATATCATTAAGATTTTACTCATAGATATTGAAGTAGCACCAAATACAGCTCACGTCTGGGGCATCTTTGACCAAAACATTTCTATTAACCAGTTATTAGAATCATCTTACACTTTATGCTATGCCGCTAAATGGTATGGCAATCCCAAAATTATGTTTGACTCAGTTCAAAAGTCAGGCAAAGATAAAATGCTTGCTAATGTTCATGCTTTATTAGATCAAGCTGACGCAGTCGTACATTACAATGGCAGTCGTTTTGATATTCCTATCCTAAACAAAGAATTTCTTTTAAATGATATGCCACCACCAAGCCCAGCTAAACACATAGATTTATTACAAGTAGCTCGTAGACAGTTTAGGTTTGTATCTAACAAACTAGACTATGTATCACAGGCTTTAGGCTTAGGTGCTAAAACAGCACATGAAGGCCATCAATTATGGTTAAAATGTATGAATGATGATCGTAAAGCTTGGAAGATCATGGAAGAATATAATAAGAATGACGTTATATTACTTGAAAAGGTATATGACAAATTTAAAGGTTGGATTAAGTCACATCCTAACCATAACGCATATTCACCAGATATATGTTGCCCAAATTGCGCATCACGCAAATTAAATTCACGTGGCACTCAAAGATCAAGAGTTGCTGTATATCAGCGTTTTCAATGTCAAGATTGTGGTAGTTGGTCTAGGTCAATAAAAGCAGAGAAAAAAAGTAAAGAATCGTTAGTAACTATTTAAGGACTAATATGGCAATCACAGCACAACAAATATGCGATCATCTTGTAGGCAAAACTGTTGTGTCAGCAGAATTAGACTATGGCGATAATATTATTATCCTAGAACTGTCAGATTCATCATACATAGAAATAAGTGGCGAAGAATTATCGCTGTATGCCGAGCTTAATATGGAAGATGATACACTTCATTAAGATATAAAAGAAAAGGGCTTAAACAGCCCTTTATGTTCGTTTTAAGTACCGTCAAGCCTACGTTAGAGGATGTAATAAGTTTAGTATTTTTTGGCTTTCTACTAAACATGTAGTAATTACCAAATCTAGGTACTTAATCTCCACAAAAGCAAGAAATTGCTTCCCCATCATCAAATAAATCAAATAATTCTGTTTGATCTTGAGCAAATTTAAGCATTTGTGCATAAGATGGTTTATCAAGTCTAAATCTCATGCCTGTAGGATTGTTACCAATCTCTTGAACTAATGATTCCATACTAGCCCACCAAATAGCTCTTTCAGGTTTTTCTTTTATTAAACTTGGTATTTTAGACTTTAAAAAACATAAGTCACAATTGCCATTGGGCGTTACACCTTTGTTATTTGACAAACCCAAATCAAAATCATTATTAGCCCAAAATTCACCTACCATTTCTTTGGTAACTTGAGCTGATACTAATGGCACTCTATCCCTAGATATTTTAGCTGCACGCCTAGGCTCATCTGCTCTAATACCTACCCAAGCATCATTTTCACCACAATCTAATCCTATTGATTTGCAATATTTGCTAATAGTCCTAATTTTTAATTCTATAGAACAATATCTAGTTACAGGATTAGGTAAATACTTTTTATGTCTAATAATAGCTTCAAAAGGTTCTCCATTACGACTAGCAGTTTCAAAAGTTACTTTTTTAAATTTAGGATCATCAGGTAAATATTCAACCCAATGTATAGGAACATTCCAATTTACAGAACAATCATTGACAAACTTTAATGTAGCTTCTTCTTCTTTGCCTGTATTAGCAAAACATACAATAGCGTCATCAGGAAGTTTACCGCCATTAGATTGCAATATACGCCAAAGCATATACGCAGAAGTACGGCCACCGCTAAAGCTAATAACGGTGGGCTCTATAATCCTAAAAGGATCAGTCATCTATCATTTCAATACGTTGTAATTGAGCAGCAATCTCTGGCGGATTAATAGCTTCCGGTTCAGCTTCTTTCATGGCTCGTTTCTTTTCTTGTAAGTAAAAAATACATTTATCAATATCCATTGCCATATCGCCTTTTCTACCAGCTCTTAAAAAGTATTTACCTGCGTTCCACATAAGTGGATCATTAGGAAAATAAGCCTTTAAAATATCTATCGTTTCGTAATTTCCCACAATATAATGTGGCGGTCTGTTTACCATATCAACCATATCTATCCCCTTATAAAAAATAAATCAATCAAAGTATAACATCCAAACGCTAACCAAGCCATACCACCAACAATTAAACCCCAAACAATCCAATCAACTAGTTTTTCTAAAAAGTCCATTACGTTCTCCATAAGGTGTAGGCATAGGTAATTTAATCTGTCCTGTTCTATATAAATAATCCAATCTATAACGTGTTACTCCACAATCTTGAATAATAGCTTTTAAATTAGATGTGGGATTGGCTCTTATATATTCTCTTACCTTCAAAGCCTGTTGTTCTTCCCTAGCTACTGAATAAGACGATCCCATTATAAACCACCATTAGCTTCTATAAGTTTTTTGCTATCATACTTAGATATGCCTTTATATTCCTCTACTGGCTCACCTTTAAATAACGGTGTAATTTTAATATGATGTGTAGTATTTTTTAGATCATTAAGATATGAAAGCTGATTAGGATGAAAAGACCATAAGTAAGATTTTAACAGCTCACCTGTTTTAACATCATATTCTTCATACAAATATGCTAGTGGAATTTTCATTAATAAAATACCATCCTTCCTATTTTTGTTTTTTTGCGTTTACCAAACCATTGAGCTTTTGGCGTAATAGAATCATCATGGAAATATAAAGCATTTGCAACTGGGTTAGTATGTTTATTAAAAACAATCGTATCAATAACCAAAAGTTTAGTTTCCAAATACGCCCTTTCATCAACTGGAT